AAACTCACGACAAAGTGAAGTTATAGATGCTGTACGAGCATTATTTTCATCAATAGCACGTTGAACTTCGGCTTTGATGTCGATTTCAACGGATTTCTCCGCTTCAACCTTAGTTTCTTTAATAGGTTCTTCCATAGTGCGAACAGAGGGTGATGCGGAATCATCCGCAGAATTGATCTCCTGATTAGGTGACTTATCTTCCATAGTAATACTATTACCTTGTGAGGGTGCAATCAAGCTTCTTCCGAAACCAATCGTGGGATCAGCTGGCACGGTTACAACTGATAATTCGTGTACACTCCAGCTTCGAGCAAGCATGCCATCTTCGGTTTCATCAATATCATTAATTGAATAACCAAAAGATACTCCTCTAATCACATTATCAGAAACATCTTGTAAAACCTCAGTCGCAAGCTTATTTCTTGAAAAACGAATTTTTGCATAACCGCGTTTAGTTTCTGAGTCAATTCTTGCTGACTCGACTACTCCAATCGGTTTATTCATATCGTGATTAAAGAGAACTATGCCTCCATCATTTAATCTTGATAAGTCTGCTGCCCCCTCCTCGTGACTTAATATTTCGTTACCAAAATATCTTTTAACAGGAAATTCTGATGAGAAAGGAAACTCAAATGTTCTAGCTTTAACATTTTTAAAATCTGTTACTTCTTTCCTTTCAAAATTCTCACCAGCTTCAATAGATCTAATATCAGATATCTTTGTTAAAGCAGAAAAACGATGACCAGCAAATATATCTGTTGATTCACCATTTCTGTAAACCTGTATTAAAGCAGCAGGGTCTTCTGGTGTGCCATTAATAACAAAAGAACTACTAGGAACATCAATCTTGCCATCTCTGACAATTCTTGTAATCTTCCCTCTAGCTCGACCTCCGCTAGCGTTCCAAGAGACAAAATCGCCTGTCTTTAAAGCATCTGGCTCTGCTCTCTCTACTTTTTGAATTTCTTCAGTCATAGTTTTTTCATTGGTGGCTGGTTCAAATTTAATCGGCTCAAATTCGTTTTCTTCGAGCCATTCTAAAGCCTGAGATGATGAATACTGAGTTAGCCTAAATCGTATTGATTGAAGCTCTGCTCCCTCTTCATTATCCTTTATACCAAAAATATAGTCTATACCCTCTCCTCTTTCATTATTTGACCTTCTAAATGTATCAAATTGGTTTGAATCTACTATTGTTGCTGCATGCTCATTAGGGTATGGCCTAGCCATTTCTATAACTTCTGCTCTTTCTCTTGCTTTTTTAATAGCTGCTGCCTTTCCTCGACTCCAACTAAAGCCTGCGTCACCTCCCCAAGCTGCCCAGGCCACTCTTCCTTTTGACGGATATCCTTTTTCTCCTTTCCTAAAACCTTCTGCTTTTTTATCTACCTCATGGCGGCTAAAAAAACTGAACATGCGCAGGGTAACATCTGGTGAAAGCTCTGAGCCACTTAAAATTTGTGTCGCTCTTACTGCCGCAACCTGTGTCCCTCCAGCTTTTCCTTCTTTCTTCCAGTTTTTATATCTTTGAGCCTCAGTCTTCATGCCCTCAGTAGGCTTAAGATTAATTTCTGTACCGCTTACATTTGCCATAATTACTTACGTTTTTTTCGTGGTCTTTTAGATCTAATTGGTGGGATGGTTGGAGTCGTTTCCTGATTAGAAGACAAGTCAAGCTCTAATTGACCCATTTCAACTTCAAGATCTAAATCTTTATCTAATGTAACGCCTAAGTCTTTAGCGACCTCTTGTTCTCGTGATATTTCTGAAATAATATCGTCATAATCACCACCATTTGTAGCTGCTATTACTTGCGCCTTACTCATGTAACCAGCTTGCTCTGCCTCCCTAAAAGCTCTTACCTCCTTTAAAGGATCAACATAATGCTGTGCTGGTGGAGTCCACCTTGGTTTTATATATCTTTCTGGTCTTGTCGCATAATCCTCAAAATCTAACTCTCCTACTAAAACAGCTAACTTAATCCATTCCTTGAATACTCTTAAATGTAAATTATTTATTAAATATTTTTGGCAAAACTTCCAATGTTCCCTATCTTCTAAAAGACTTAATCTTGAACTTGAATAGTTAGTTTCGCTGAAATCTTTTGAGATAGTTTCAAAACTACATCCAATTCCGGTCGCAAAACGCCTAATTTTGTTTTTAACAAACATCTCATATTGTTGACTTGGATAATCTATATCCGGAATTGTTACTTTCTCATTAGGCATCAAATATCTAAATGTGCCAGGTTCAAACGATTGTATCCTTTGACCATTAACAACATCATCTCCAATAAGCTCTCCTTGATCATTTTCAACAAATCCCATTATGCTCGCGCCTGCTCTGGCTCTAATTACTGCGGCCTCTTCATATCCCTGTAATTGGTGCATATCTGCCATAACACTATGAAACCAAGGCACTCCACGATTTTGACCTGGTCTTTCTGGAAGATAAAGATGAATTATGTCATCTGCATTTATGAATATGTGCAATTTTTGGTTATTTGAATAATCAAGATAATATGCGTCGCCAGGATGTTTAGTAAGAATTGCATACCTAACTGGCCTTCCCCATTCGTCAATCTCCACTCCATTACGCCATTCGTTTTTTATCTTTAATGTTTTACCTGTATATTCTTCATCTAACATATCTGACTCTATAAGCTGTAAAGCAAGAGGTACTTTAGAGTTGCCAAACTGTTGTCTCACTATTCTAAAAATAGCTTCACCAGATTCGCATAAAGCTCCAGCAGCTAACCATTCAAATTCATGAAATCCATACCGACCTGCACAATCACAACTATTAGGTGATGACCATTCAGCCCATTTTTGTTCTATAAGATTGTTTACTCTTTGATCTCTTTTATTACTTCTAATTCCTGTAACTCTAGATTGAAACTTCATACCAGTTCCAACCATATTTATCTGTGTTGTTCTTTTTGCCTGTCTTGCGTATGGATTATTTCTTACTAATTCTCTTGATCTATCTCTTAATTTTCTAAGACTATTTCTAATTTCAGCATCAGCACTAAGCTGACTCGCCATCCAATCTGATGTAAGCCTAGAAACTAATGCACCTTGATATGCTCGTAAATTTTTTAAAGGATTAGCTTTTTCTCCAAAACCTAATACTCTCTTTACTGCATTTGTAATGTTAGATCTAATTCCCATTAGTATGCTCCGTTAAAACGAACAAATGTTGCTCTTGGATTGCCAAGACCATTAGCTATAAGTTCTGCCTGTTTTTCTCTTATTAATTCTGCCTTATATCTACTTTCTAACATTATTAATTCTGACAATTCATATTTTTTGGCTGATCTTGTTCCAATCTTATATTCCTGTACAACACCTCCACTAATAATATTTCTTATTGCTGTTTGTATTATTTCAAGATCTTTTTCGACCTGACTTCTTCCGTCAAAACTTTGTGCTATACCACTGAACTCAAGAGATTCTAAAACTTTAAATGCACCAGTTGCTATAGTTTGTTTTTCTGCTCCAGATTTATTAGCTACAGCTTGATAAAACCAATTCCCTGCTGCAAAAGTAGATGAAACATTGCTTGCTATTGAGAATTGAAAACCATCATTAAAAGCTGTGCTAGTTACAGATGATCCTAATGGCCCTTGATTTGTACGCAAATAATAAATAACAGACCAATCTGGACTGCTGATACTATTACCAAACACATCTTGAGTTGCAGCTAACCTCCATTGAATGAGGTCACCTGCTCTAATTTCTGCTGGAAAAGTCATGCTTTTAGTTACCAATTAGCGACAAAATTAGCCTTTTTAGGCGAATTAGTACGATTTAAGTCTATCTTAGCCTCCTTTAGAGGCTTTTTCTCTTCAAATCTTCTAGCAAATTGGTTATATATAGTTTTTCTATCATGTATTTGTAATAATTTTTGAAAACTTGCATACGCATACACCATTTCATCTAATGCCTCATTAGCTTGATTGTTTTTTTTCATCCATACTCTTTCTTGGTAACCATTCTTGTTCTTTAACACTTGTCTCTCTGCTGTAAGCTCCTCAAAATACTCTCTAGTCGTTGTTGGATAAAAATGTATATATCCATGACCTACTTCTGCATCTTTTAGCTTGTTATGTAAGGTAGTTTTGATAACATCAACACCTACTGGATATAAACCAAGTGATTTCTTAAGTACTTTACCTCGATAATTTATATCTACTCTAGAAACCTTTCCTAAAGGTGGCTTGCCCTTTATACCAATACCTTTTATACCTATTAAACCTAAATGTTCTCTTTCTCTAACGTACTGATAAGTTTCTTGAGTATAGTGACCTCCGGTGTCGATTGCTGCTGTGTCTATTTTTAATTCTTTACCATCCTCATTAATATATTTACTTTGCAATACCTCATCAAGCTGCGCCCATAAATCCGCTCTAGCTGGTGATCCATAAATAACTTTTCTATCAACAAGATACATTTCTTCATTTCGACCAAAACCTATAACTGACATACTCAACCTGTCATCCTGTACATCAATACCAAGAGTTAATATTAAAACTTCTTTTGGAGGTATGCCTTCTTTGTATGTTTCTTCTGCTGCACGTTTTGATAAACCATCTGCACTAGCTTTTGTATGATATTCATCCTCATATACTTCTCCACAAGTAACATTTACAAAGGTCTTAAGTTGTTCTTGGTCATCTTTACAAGCTAGATACTCCTCCATCAAATTTTCCCAACTGGCATTTGGTGAATATGAATATGCAGCCCATATATGAAAACCAACATGTTTTCCATTTGATGGTGCTGTAGCTCGCCATTCGCCGCGTTCTACCATCCATCTTTTTTTTGAATGAGGAATATGATAATTACATTCTTCGCATTTATATATTGTTGTACTTGGATCGTTTTCAAAACACTCAAAATTAGGCCATTTCAAATACTGCATATGATTGCATTTTGGATTAGGACATGGAACATAATATCTACGTTGATCTGTTTGATTAAATAATTTTTCTATACGACTAAAATCTTTTACTGTTGGTGTTGAGCCTGCCACAATTTTTCTATTTGCAAAAAACTCTGTACGTTTAATACCAAGCTTAATTTGATCACCTTCAGTTCCAGCAGAGGCCGGGTAGCCATCTGTTTCATCAAATAAAACTATACGCCTACTAACTCTTCTAAAACCTCTAGGTGAGTTAGCACCAACAAGAGTAAGATTACCGCCAGGAAATAATTTTTGCAAAAGTGTATTCTGTCCATCTTTTGCTTTTGCATCACTTACTAGTCCTTGTAAACATTTTGTATCCCGAAGCATTGGCGCAATCTCCTCCTTAGAGTACCCGGTAGCGTCTTCAATGGTCGGTTGCACGATCATTATTGGGCAAGGATCATTATGGATGTGATAAGCAATAATGTGATTCAGAATTTTAGAATATCCAACCCTTGCAGATTTCATTACTGATATCTGTTCAATATTAGAATCTGTAACTGCATCCATAATTCCTTTTTGATAAGGCAGAGTACGCCATCTTCCACCCTCCGCTGAACTTTCTACGGAAAGGTATGCATATTGATTTGCCCAATCGCTTAGACTTAATTTTTTAGGAGGCTTAAATGCCTCATATGCTTTTTTTTCTAGATCAAAAATGCTTGTCATTTTTTAATTTTTTCAAGATTTTCTTTTTTATAAAAAATTTGTTCTTTGTACCAATCTTCTAAATTGTTAGATTTTTTGCTGTGATTACATTTCTTGCATGATGGTATTAAATTATTAAAAGTATGTGAACCTCCATTGGAAAATGAAATAACATGATCCATCTCTAAACTATTATCTAATTTCGCAGTCATAAGATTTAATCTTGTACCGCAATAAGCGCAACATTGTTTATAAGAATAAATTTTATTAATAATTTTTTTTACATCTATT